GTTTGGTATTGGTCAAGCTAAGAACTTCTTTAGTGCATTAGGGCAACAGAATAAAAAGTTCTTTGCGGCACAGAAGGCATTTGCTATTGCAGAAGCAATCATTAACACATACCAAGGTGCAACCAAAGCACTAGCGACATATCCACCACCGTTTAACTTTATTGCGGCGGCGGCAACTGTGGCGGCAGGTTTTGCTCAAGTATCAGCAATCAGAGCACAAACAGCACAACGAGGTGGCACAGTTATAGGTGGTCAACCAGCAGTAGTTGGTGAAGACGGACCAGAGCTTATTGTTCCTAAACAAGGATCAACAGTAATACCAAGAGAAGTAGCAGAGGCGGTTGAGGGCTTAGGCGGCGGAAATGGTGGTGGTGTAAATGTTAATTTCAACATCACTACTGTTGACGCAAGAGACTTTGATCAACTGTTAGTTGAAAGAAGAGGAACTATTGTTGGCATTATTAATAATGCTATGAATCAACGTGGCAAAGCAGGAGTAACAGCATAATGGCCTACATAGGATACTTTCCTGTAAGTTTAGGATTTACAGGAGTTAATTTTAAACAACAAACAACAACTAAAAAAACTGTTACTGCAAGTGGTAGAACTATTAGAGCAACCAATGCAACAACACTATGGCAAGGAACACTAAGTTTTCCTGCAACAACACCTGCAGAATTTAAAGCAATTCAGGCATTTGTTGCAAGATGTCAAGGTAGTCTAAATGAGTTTGATATTATTATGCCAACTGTTAGTGATACTGTAAGTGGTTATCCAAGTCAAGTTACTTTTCCAAGTGCAGACGCGGCGGCTGGTGCAAACGCTATCACAGTAACATCAGATCAAACAAGTGCAACAATTTTAAAAGCAGGTGATTTAATTCGCTTTCATAACCATGCAAAAGTATACATGGTTGATTCAGATGTAGCAACAGATGGTGCAGGTGCGGCAACAATTAATTTTCAACCAAGTTTAGTTACAGCAGTTGACAGTGATAGTGCAGGTGAACCTATTGTTGTAAACCAAGTTCCGTTTAGAATGATTATTTCAACGGACTTACAAGAGTATGGTTATAATAACCAAGGGTTTGTAAATTTTGAAATAGATGTTCAGGAAGTATACTAATGGCAAGACTAACAGGGTCAAATACCAATAATGCGTTAGCAAGAAACGCCGTTGTCAGTTATCTATTATTAGATATCAACGGCACTTACTATACAGACGCACCCTATGACATTGTTTACGACAGCAAAACTTATCTTGCACAAGGTATTTTTTTAAGTATTACAACTGCTAATGAAACTAGCGACCTAACTATTACAAGTATTACAATCAATCTCAGTGCTTTAGACTCATCTACGGTTTCAACATTTGCTGTGAGCACTATTATCAACAAGGATGTTGTAGTGCATAGAGCACTTGTAGATCAAACAGACAATAGTGTAATTGATGACAGCACAGGTGACGGACCTATACTAATTTTCCAAGGTAGAGTTAGTGGCTATCAAATTTCAGACAGTGACACAACTGCAGGCTTGGCACTACAAGTTGACAGTTTATTTTCAAACTTTGAAAAGGTTACTTGTCGCAGAACAAACTTACAAAACTTTCAAAGAGAATTTTCAACAGATTTTAGTATGGAATATTCACATGAAGCTCTGTCAGATATAAGATGGGGTAAAGTTTAATGATTAGATTTTTTGAACCTCAAGATATTAATGGGTTAGTTAGACTAGCAAGATACCACAGCAAAGAATTAGAACAAGATGGTGTGTTGCCAATTGATGATGTTTACCTAACACGCAACCTAAGAAAAATGTTAATGGATTCAAGTGTGCAATGTATAGTAGTAGAAAAAAATGATGAGATCATTGGCTATGCTATTTTTTACCTACACACTAAATTATGGAACCCAACACTATTTGGACAACTTGCATTCTTTTATATTTTAGAAGGCGAAAGAAACAAATACATTGCAGATCAATTATGGAGTGAAATAATTGCTGTATGCAAAAAGAATGGAGCACAGTTTTTTGAAAGCGACATTTGTGCATTTAACAATGAGTGGCAAGGTAGTGACAATGCTATAAACAGAGCCTCAACATATTTTGAACATAAAAACGGTGACCATTGTGGTAACCATTACATACATAGGATATCAGCATAATGGGTGGCGTAGTTAAAAAAATTGGTGAGTTCATAGGAAACATTGTAGAAAGTATTGTTGAATTTGTAGGCGATATTTTTAGTTTCATATTAGCACCATTTGGTATGCCAGATATGCCAGATCAACCACAAGCAGATCAGGCGGCACAAGGTGTTACAATTAACAAACAAGGAACTAACCAAGCTATTCCTGTTATCTACGGATATAGAAGATCAGGTGGTATAATTGTTCACGCAGAAACAGGATCAACCAACAATCAATATCTTTGGGTTGTATGGGCAATCTGTGAAGGAGAAATCCAAGGCATCAAAAGGATTTTAGTTGATGATATTGAAATACCTTTACCAAATGAATATAGTAATAATAAAGCAGGTGGATTTTATTCAGATGCTTTAAGATATGATGTTCCAAATGGTAGATTCAAAGGCAGAATGTTATTTCAATGTTTTTACGGAGGATCTAACAACACACCAACACCTAGTGTTATGTCAGATGCTCCATTGTGGCCTCAGAAAAACAGAACAATGAATGGCGTTGCTTATGTTGCCGCAAGATTTGAATGGAAAGAAATTAAAACACAAGAAGACGCAAACAACAATCCTTTCAAAGGTGGTATTCCTAAATTGCAGTTTGACCTTTGTGGTAAATTAATTTACAATGCAAGAAATGCGCCTGTAGTAGGTGCATTAGATTTGCCTAATAACTATGACAGTTTGCCTAAAAATTACAACACAAACCCTGCAAACTGTTTGTTAGATTATCTTATGAATCCACGCTATGGTGCAGGTATTCCTAAAGAACAAATTAACGCACACAGTTTTTGGATTGCGGCAACCAAGTATGATCAAACAGTAACCTATAATAATAAATTTACAGGTAAAGCACTATCTACAAATGCTGTAATAGATACCAATACTAAAATATTAGCCAATGCAAAATTATTGATTGCAGGTGGTAGAGGTATTATGCCTTACATACAAGGCAGATACAAATTAAAAGTAGAAGACGGGGGCAACGATACTGATATCACTTCAACTACAATTAATGTGGCATTTGATGTTGACAGTGACACAATCATTGGTGGCATCAGTTTACAAGGTGAAAGAAAAAAATCAAAACTTAACCAAGCTATTGTAAACTATATTGATCCTGATTTAGAGTTTACAAACCAACAGGTGTTTTACAATGAAAGTGGTGATGAAGCAATTGACAACAACGAAGAATTGTCAAAAGAATTTACATTCCATACTATTACCAACAAAGCAATGGCATGGGAAAATGCTAGATTAATTTATAAAAAATCAAGAAAGCAAAGATCAATTACCTTTAGAGGAACGCAAGAACTACACGCTGTAGAAGTTGGTGATATTATTCGTATAACAGATGCAATACTACAACTAACTAATCAAACATTTAGAGTTACTAGTTTAGAATTAAATCCAGACCTAACTGTAAACATTGCGGCAGTAGAACACGATGCAACCATGTATCCATTCACAGGCGGTGTTGGACAATTAGATATTCCGCCACCAGTTTACTTGCCAGACGAAGTTAACCTACGTCCTAGACAAAGAGTAATTAATGATCCACCAATAGGCATTGTTCCGCCAAATGGTGATCCAGACAGTTCAGGTGAAAGTGAAGAAATAAATCCACTGCCACCAAGAGAAGAACAAATAAACACACAGGTTACAACATTCCAATCACGTCCTAATTTGGCACCTATCAATCCAGCAATTACAACGCTTGATGGGTTAGGCATTGAAGGTTATCAACACAGTCAGTTGGGTAGTTTTCATCTAAATGCAAGTTCAACTAAAGGATTGTTATTTCATAATCCAAACGTAATTGGCACAGATTATGAAGGTAGTTTAGTATATGCAACAGCACAAACTGGCACCTTAGGTGGTAACACATACACACTAAACAAACCTATTCAAAATGATTATCTCATATATAGAAATAGTCAACTGTTGGCAAATGGTATTGTAAATTATGCACACTTTATTTTCTTTTTGAATTTACCTACCAACACAGGTTACAATAGTGCAATGATTAGACGTTTTATTAACCAAGAAGAAATGGATGCAAACGATCATGTAATTGAAAGTGCAATTCAACCATTGAGTGTGCATAATGCAAACATGATCACAGGCGATACTAGAACAATCAATTACATACAATTCAATTGGGGCAAAGTTATTGCAGGTAAAAAAGAATATCATCAGGATGGTAGTATTCTAGGAAATTACACATACTACAATCCATTCTTAGGTAAAAATATAACAGGAACAAACATTGAAGCATATATCAATTATCTAATTCAAAATCCATTAACAGCAGTAGCAGGAATGACACCAGGTGTTAGTCCAGGCGGGGGTGATAGTAAATTGACTACTCACAATTTAGGAGCATAACATGGCAGGCAACGGATATTTTGCAAACGGTATATACCAAGCTAAAAGCACAGAAACGTGGGCAGGCCTAACTGGTGGTTGGGACACATACAGTTCATGGGCTCTTACTGCTAGTCTACCATTAACATTTACAACTGCTATACAAGATTATGGTCGTATTGAAAAAGTATTGCCTCTAACAATGGTGGCAAAACAAGGACAAATGACTACAACTATTGAATATGGAAATACCATTGACAGTAGTGGTGGCGACATTGACGGTGCAACAACTGTGGTGTATAACAACGGTGACACAGTTCAACCTATCACAGCAAGATATTTTAAATTTACATTTAGTCTAAATTATATAGATAGTGCAGGGGCAGAACCAGCTCCGTTCTTTGGCAACATAACAACAGATCTAAATGCAGAAAAACAAATGGCAACATTTGATAGCATTGACTCAAGCACACTACCAGGGTCACAAGGACAAAGACAACTGACAGTAAGTCAACCTATTTCACCTACTGTGGTAACAGTTACACCTCATTTGCCTGCGGCAGATTATGTTCTAGATGGTTATGTAGCAAGTGGATATGTGTCAGGAACATCATTAAGTAGACCTATAATCTATTTGAACAAGGACAGTGATCCAATTGTTTTAAATATATTTGAATTAGACACTTACGGAAAAACTAAAAACATAGATTGCACATTTGATGCTTTTGTTAGTGGATTGCCCACAGCACTAGTAGACACAGATGGCAACATACAGAAGGGGTAATTATGACGTGGCCAACAAGTAAACCAGACTCAACAGCATTTGATAATGCAGACGATGCCATTTCAACTAGCCGTGCTGAAATAAAAACTATGAGTGATGCTGTCAACGATGTAGTTGACTTTATAGACCCTACAGGAATAACCACAGACCAAGTTTTAAAATACAACGGCACAAAATTAGTTGCGGCAGATGCGGCAAGCTCAATTAATTTTCCTACAGCAACAGAAGTAATAGTTTCAGGCACAGGCACACAAGCAGTAACACTGGCCAACAACTCAACAACACTTTATAGAGCAACTGGTGGAAGTGCAACTACAATTAACATTGATTGCAGTAATCTAGCTGATGGTGTAAACAAAACACTATTGGTTCTTGTAGAAAATCAAACAAGT